TCTTGTTATTTGAGCCTGTCCACTTCTTGCTGTTTGATCCCGCGTAAAAGTAAACGGACGTTTTCTGGTCCTTCGTCGTTTTCTGGAAATTGATCCCCGCGATTAGTTTTCTCGTCCCTGCGTTATTGTTGAACAGCAGAACCGAGCAACAGCCGAATTGCTTTTTAGTCGCCGCGAGTTTCTGTTTCCAGCTCAGGGCGAAATTGGTCGCCACGTACTGGCTGTCGATGATATAGGACAGTGCCGGTCCGTGGTAGTTCGCCGCGGATCCGTAAGCGTGAGGGTAAACGTATTTATTCGTCGTATTGACCGCGACGTTTCCCATCTGCTCATAATTGGACCCGAGCGTCTGGCTGTCGTTCAGCGTCATATCGTCCGCAGCTGTCGCCGTTTCAAACGTCTTATTAAACGGATTAGTCGCCGGATTTGTTATCGGTCCGGTGTCCTCCGCGTTAGGATCTCCGAACTGGAGGACGTCACCCCTTTGCGTCTCAAGTCCTACGAACCCGCAATCCGACGTGCTCGTGTTGTTCCCGTCTGCGTCCAGCGTTTTCGGGAATGTGACGATCACTTCCGGGTAACTCTTATAGGTTCCGTCGTAATCTATAGACCAGACCCCGCTCTCGGGCTGTACGCTCTCCAAAGCGACCGAATACTTGAACGGATCCGCGCACTGGATCGTAAACGTCCCGGATCTGGAGAAGAGATTCTCGTCCACGTCGTTCGGTGCAGATATCGAACCGATGACGTACTTGTCAGCCTCTCCGTTAAATATGATCCGCGCGTTGTCCACGTTCAGATACTGCGAGAGTATCAAGTACCGCTCCTGGAACTGCTCCCAGTTCTCAGCCTCTATAAAATAATCGATTTCGATTTCCCGCGCTGGGAATCGTGAAAAAGAAAAGACAGAGCCGTCCGCTCTGTCTGGTTCTTTGAAATTAACACTCTTTTCGAGTAAATAGCGCCCTCTTGAGTTGAGCGTCCTATACCCCGGGACGACGTCCTCGAAGTATACGCCGTTACAAGTAAAAGCGCTCTGTGTTAAATCGTTTCTATCCATTTGTTAAACTCCTACAATTCCGAGTTGTCGCTGTTTGCGGTTGTTCAGCTTGTTAATTGCCGCGTTCATGTATGGCGCCTGTGTTGAGGCCATCTTATTCCCGTCAATGTACAGGTTGACGTCGCTGTTAACACTCATAAGAGCGCCCACGATCGCACCCGCCAGCCGTTCGTAATCTATCCCGCCGCCTCCGAAATTGTCAGCGATTGCCGACGCGAACGGCTGCATCTGTCTACCAGATAACGGAACGACCGCCTCCGGACCCGCTTCACCTATACCGGCGAGCGTCGGGCTGTCAAATATTCCGCCGTTCTTATACCACTTGACTGACAGCTTCGGGACTGTCATCTTCTTCAGCGAGAATTTACCCGACAGCTTGAAGTGCGGCAGCTTGATTTTTGGCAATGCTAATTTTGCCTTGTTAATTATATTCTTTATTTTATTTATCGCCGTCCGGATCAGGCCGACCGCCGTCTGGAATGGCTGGGTTATTGCCGTCTTGATCTGTCCGAATATCGCCGATACTCTACCAAGTGCCGACTGGAACGCTGCGACCATTGCGTCCTTTAGTGCGATTGCTTTCGCCTTGATCGTGTCCCAGTTTTTATACAGCGCTATACCCGCAATAGTAAGCGCCGTTATAATCGCCAGAACTATTCCGACCGGACCGGCCAGGAAGCTGAACGCTCCAGCTATTGCCGGGATAATAGTCATAATCGTTCCGATCGCAGATACTAGCGAACCGATGAAGATCAGCAGCGGACCGCCTACCGTCAGCAGCGCCGCAATTCCGACCGCTATCTTAGCGATTACCGGGTGCGCCTCTAAGAATGAGACGACCTTCTCGATCGCCGGCAGAACCGACGTGTTGAGCCAGTCGGCCACGCTTGCGAGTGCCGGTAATAGTACATGGCCCAGACGTTCACCGAAATCTCCGAGGGAGTTTCTGACCTGTGCCATTTTTCCCTCATCGGTCTGAGCAAAGACCTTATTCATGTTTCCGACGTTCTGGGTGACGACCTCCGCTAACATTGCGGCTTTTTCTTCCTCGGTGCCGTATTTGAGGACCTTCTCTTGCTCCTCGTCAAAACTGATACCGACTCTCTTAAGCGCTCCAGTCTGTCCCATCATCGCCTTGCCGAATAAGTTGGCGATGTTCTTCGCATCGTCCGCCGTTGCGTTATAGCCCTTCTGCTGTACAAGTAAATTGTCCATCGCTGGCAGCAGTTTATTGACCGTTGCCGGCATCTTCGCAAATGTCGCGAGCTGCTGAGCACCGGACAGCGTCACCTCGTCACCGATTACGCCCTGTTTCTGGATCGCACTGGCCAGCTCCATCGTTGACTTGGCCGCCGCCTCGTTAACGCCCATACGCGTCTTATAGATTTCTATCAGCTTATTCTCGGACTGCTCCTGCGTCGCGTTGAGCTGTAACAGTTTACGCCCTGCCAGTATCATCGCACCAGCACCGACCGACGCAGCCATGCCCGCCGATCTGATCCCGGCGCCCGCCGTCTTGAACGAGTTGCCCAGGCTCGTAATATTGGCATACTTGGCCTTTCTCAGCTCTGCGTTAAAGTGCTTGAGCCTCGACTCGGTCTGTATGATCTCACGACGCACCCGCATGAACTCCGCCGACGTCTTGCTTACGCCCTGAGCTTTTAGTTGCTTCTCAGCGTCTCGGAACTGTTTGAGCTCCTTTTCAGTCTGTCCGACCTTCTGACCCAGGAGCGTAAATTTCTGACGCATAAGCTCCGCGTTTTTCGGATTGAAGCGGAGCGCCCGGTTGACGTCCTTTAACTGGCTGTCAATGGTCTTGCTCTCGTTCTTTATCTGTTTAAGGGCTTTATCTAGCTTGGTAGTTTCGCCCTCAAATACGATTGTGATCCCTTTAATTTGTCCCGCCATTATTTCACCTATCCAAAAAAGGCATTGATCTCACGCTGGCCGGCTTTAATTCTCTTGCCGGTGCGCGCTTCTTTTTCTTCTTCCTTTTCAGCTCGTCTCTGCCGGTCGTTATACGCTATGCAAAAGTCCACGACCTGCCCGAGCTGCATCCTCTTAATGTCCGTTATGGTTAGCCCTCGCTCGAGTCCTGCGAGGATGATGTCGTCGAGGTTGATTTCTCCGTTGTCAGCTGAAGATCCCCGACTGTCCTCTTCAGCTTCTCCAAGTTTTTTGATGACATTGTACCCTTGAGCACCAGACCCGCCAGCTCCGGAGCGATTACATCTACCGGGAACGTCTCGAACTCTTTTAGCCATGTGATCGGATCTGGGACGTCATCGTCCGCCGCTTTTGCCATCGCCCACGTAATATTGACGAAATCTACAAATTCTAGGCTACTAAGATGAATCGCTGCGTCTATGAGCGTCTCACCCTCCGCCAGCCTCAGGACGTCCTCCAGCGTTACGGCCTTGACCTCTCCGATCTCTTCGAGCAGGCCTTTCGCCAGATCTATCGCCCCGATCAGCATCGGCATAAGTACCGGGATTATATCCCGCCCGAACTGGTCCCTGTAGATCATCGTCCAGCTTACGTTATTATTGAGCCGTACGCTCTGGTCTCCTATCTTGATTACTTTTTCCATGCTGCTTTACCTCCCTACAAAAATTAGGACGAGCCGATCACGACCCGCCCTCTTTTTTATCGTTCTTAGATTTCCGGCGCTGTCGGCGCTGTAAACAGCGTATCGTATCCGCTGTCGCCTGGCTTCAGCACGGCCATTGTTACGCCCGTCGGATTGTCTCCGGTACAAGTTACCGGCAGCGTTTCGGTGGCCGGTTCCTTGCTGTCCTCGACTGTTGCGTACTCTCTCGTAATTGATCCGAGTGAGCAGTTATAGAAAATAACACGCCTTTTTTCGACGTCGCCCTCCACTTCAAAGGCAATATATACCGCCGGTTTAGTTGCGCCCTTTTTCTGAGCGATCGCCCCGTTAGTGAGCGTCACATATCCCAGGAACTGCGTTTTGAATGTGTCGTCGAACATTGCGACCTCCAGATCGCCCTCGATCGCGCCCTCGTTGTATTCGCTCCAGTAAGCGACGTTATCAGCGTAAAAAATATTATTATCGCTGTCCTGCTCCGGTGCGAAATTAACGGCGCCCTTCTGGTGGTATGGAGCGCCGAGCGTGACGGTCCCGCCGCTTTCGGTGTACGTTCCGACGTGCAGATTACTGATCCCGAACTCTACCTTGTTAGGCATCTGTCTCCCTCCTTATATGGAATAATAAATCACGAACACGCCCTCCTCTTCGATGAACGTGTCCTCGCTTTTTTCGTATAAATAGCCGTTATCCAGTAATAGCTGCTCGATAACGGCTTCTGTTGCTTCGTTCTTTTTCGTGAAGTAGTATTCAACCTGGTAGCGGTTGCCTTTATGGTAAAAGGTATTATCCGCTGCGAACGTGTCCTGTCCGTCTCCGAGATACACCAGATAAGGCGGAGCGGTCGGGGCGTTTGTGTCCGTAAAGTGCGAATATGCACAAGGCAGCCCTGCCTGTTGTAAAGTTTCAAAAAGTGTCATGTTATAACTTCCTCTCTATTCGCTCCGGCAATTCGCCCTGAGCCCACTCCTCCACCGGTGCGATGTGCTTGATCGCCGGCGCGCGTCCGTATGTTCCTTTGCCATTACGAACGACGTGGCCGTTCTCCAGCAGGTGCGTGAGCCGATAATGGTCTTTGTTCCGAACGATTGCCGTCCGGATCCCGTTCTTTCCGCCCTCTTTTTTTACGCCCCAGCTCTTGGCGTACTCTCCAGTACGTTCCGGTGACGTGTTCCTCAGTTTCTGAGCGCTCTCTTTTGCGGTCTCGTCGATTGCCTCGTTCGTCGCCGTCTGGACTTCTTGCGAGTATCTGTCGAGGATCCGCTCCATCTGGATCGCGATGCTCTCAGTCTTAGCCATTATTTACACGCTCCTCGCAAATAAGCGAGATACTGTCGCGCTGAGCGTTCCAGTCTACCCTTATAACGTCATAATCCCGCCCCTCAAACGTCAGAACCTTCTGGCCGTTATAATCGTCCCGGTTCGTGATCGTAAGGGTGACGGACGGTTTTAGACCCAGTTGGGCCGCATTGTAATACTCAGACTGATAGACCCCGCGCGGCTGGACGTATACCTCCGTCTCTTCGATCGCTCGGGTCTCGTTCCCGTACTCGTCAAACGTACTCGCTCCGTAACTCTTCAGCGTCGCTACACTGTCAAACATTCGAAGTCCCCCAATTCGTATAACCGGTTGCGTTTGACAGCTGCGCCTTCTGCTCGTCATAGGACGCCTTGAGTCGGTCGTAATCCTCCGGCAGCCCGAACGATAGCTTGCAATATGTTATAATTGCCCTTTTAACTATCGCGTCGAGCTCCCCAGGAACCACCACTCCGGCGACACCCATGTCGAGCTGTGCCGCTTGTATCAGCCCGGTCAGCTCGTCGTTGTACGCGTCCGTCTTGATCCGGAGCGCCATCTTTACCTCTTCCAGCATCTCTCTACCTCACAAATGAGGCGGCTCGATTTGAACCGCCTCGAATTAACTATAACTTATGCGTTCGGCTTGGTTACCTTTACAGCCATACCCGGAGCAGTCAGACCGATTGCCACGTACAGTCTGCCGACGATCTTGATAAGGTCAGACTCTGCCAGTGACAGATCGTCAAACTTCAGTTTAACGTCGTCGCCGTTTGGGAAGTTCGCAGTAATACCTTTGCCCAGATCAGCAACGTACATATACATCGCATTGGCGGACGCCGTGCTGTATGCCGGCAGATTGTTGTCGAATGCTACATCGATTCCGT